TAACCCCGGCCCTATCTTCGCCACGATGAGCGATGATGGCCTCCTGAAGAGGAGTCCCGTCATGGCGAATGCGAACGCGCCTTTCGGTTTTCTAGAATACTACGGTGGCGCTGGTGGCGCTCCGACTTTCTCCCAGACTGCTCGCCGCACTGCCTATAACGCTGCCGCCATTTATTTTGGCGACCCCGTTCAGCAGAATGGTGCGACTGGTTATATCGTGCAGGGCAACCCCTCTAGCGCACAGGCTTTGGCTGGCGTTTTTGTTGGTTGTCAGTACCTGTCCACCTCGCAGAAGCGCACCGTGTGGTCGCGTTACTGGCCGGGTACGGATTCGACCACCGATGTCATCGTCTACGTTATTGACGATCCGAATGCTCGCTTTGTTGTCATGGGCAACAGCACGACGTTCAACATCAGCGGCAGTCCGTCTGTGTATGGCACCTCGCCTGTCGGCCAGTACGCTCAGTATGCTATCGGTTCTGGCAATACCAGCACCGGTCAGTCTGGTGCGTATCTGAACGCCCTCGGCACTACGGTCACTTATCCGTTTATCGTAGTCGATCTTATTACGTTCCCGCCGGGAGCGAATGGCGCGGACCCAGAGTCTGCTTACAATCATGTCGTTGTTGGGTTCAACAACCAGATCATGCGCACCAATGGCGCTGGTCCGACCGGCATCAGCTAAAGGAGTTTGACCAATGGCTGTTAATCTTAGTGCGATTAAAGACCTTTTGCTCCCCGGCCTACGCGGCGTAGAAGGCAAGTACGAGATGATCCCGTCTCAGTACGATAAAATCTTCACCAAGCATAACTCGAACATGGCCCTCGAACGTACTGCCGAAATGCAGTACCTCGGTCTGGCTCAGTTGAAGACCGAAGGTGGTCAGACTGCGTTCGATAATAACGCTGGTGAGCGTTTTATCTACAATCAGGAACATACGGAAATCGGCCTCGGCTACGCGATCACTCGCAAGGCTGTTGACGACAACCTGTATAAGACCCAGTTCCACCCGTCCAACCTCGGCCTGATCGAATCCTTTCAGCAGACCAAGGAAATCTACGGCGCGAACCTCCTGAATACTGCTGAAACCTACAATGCTTCCATTGGCGGTGACGGGGTGGCTCTTTGCTCCCTCAACCATCCGATCACTGGCGGCACTGTGGCGAATACGCCAACAACTCAGGTTGATCTTAACGAAGCCACGCTGCTGAATGCGATGATCGCAATCCGCACGAACTTCAAAGATCAGGCTGGCCTGAAGGTCTTCGCCCGTGGTCGTAAGCTGGTTGTTCCTCCCCAGTTGGAGCCGGTTGCTATCCGCCTGTGCAAGACGGAACTGCGTCCGGGTAGTGCGGACAATGATGTGAATGCGATTCTCATGACCGCTGGCGGTCTGCCGGAATCGTACATGGTCAACGACTTCCTGACCTCGCCCTATGCGTGGTTCTTGCTGACCAACATTGACGGTCTGTCGTATATGGAACGTGTAAAGTTTGAAACCGACATGCAGGTCGATTTTGTTACCGACAACCTGCTTGTGAAGGGTTACGAGCGTTATTCGTTCGGCTACTACAACTTCCGTTCAATCTTCGGTTCGTTCCCAACCTCGTAATCGGTAAGCCTCCCCTTAACCGGGGAGGCCCCATTTTTCAGGAGAGACCCATGAAAGGTCGCAAAGGTAAGGCTAACGGTGGGGAAATGGACTCCCCTAAGTCTGGCACTAAGGAGTATGAGCAGGACTTGAAGACCAAGAACATGCGCTACACCTATCAGAGCAATGTCAACGACGAAGCTGAAGAGCGTAAGTCGGGTGGCCGTGCGAAGAAGAAGAGTGTCGGCAAGGTTCATGGTGGCAATTCCATGGCTCACGCTGGTCGTAAGGCCCGCAAGTCTGGCGGTCGCGCCGGTTCGGATAAGTCGCCGCTGTCTTCGGCCCATGCGGGTACGCCCCCCAAGGGTCACAAGACTTTGGACATCGACTAATTCAAACTAAATTATCCCTCCACTGGGAAACTGGTGGGGGGGTTTTTCCGGGGTATCCCGGTGCATCTGACAGCCCCGGCTGACGACATGCAGACAGATGTGCCTAACTCGCATGTGAGGATATTTTAATGGCTAACACGCATTTTACGGGTCCGGTCCTGTCGGAAAATGGTTTTATTGTTGGCACGGATAGCCAGCCGTATGTGACTGTAACCGGCACCAATACGGCGACCCCGTTCGCTGCCGTTCTCAGCACAATCAACCCAGTTTCTCCTTTTGGCAGCAGCACCAATACGGCTCCTTCGAGCGCCCAAGGCGTAAAGGGTCAGGTTTATGGTTCTAATTTGACTGCTACCTCCAATTATTACATTGGCGTGATGGGCCGTTACCTCGTCACAGGCAGCAATGCTTCGACGTACCCTAAAGTGGGCGTTTTAGGCGTTATTGGCAACACGACGACGACTGCCAACGCGGCGGTTATGGCGTTCCTCGACGGCGACGGTGGCTTGACGACAGCTACTGCTGGTTTTGGCATCTCGATGACCAACAGCACTGGCGGCAGCGGCTTTAGCTTCGGCTTGGACTTGAACATGCTGGATACGGGCGCTCCGTCCGGCCTGCAACCTTACGGGATTGCTCAAATCCGTTTGGCTAAAGATGCTGCCAACGGCAATGTTGTGATTAAAGTTGTCACCTCAGTTGTTGACGGCACTGCTTCTGGCCTTGGCATTGGTTCGCTTGGCATCGACTCAACGGCTGGTAAGCTGTTCGTCGTGGACGCTTCAGGCAACTGGCAAATCGTCACTAGCTAATGATTACGCATCCCGACCCAGAGATTGAGTTTCTGGTTCATATGTTGGCCGGTCAGAGAGACGTTGCTATGGGACAAGCAGCTAAACTTTTCAAAGAGAACAAATCTTTGAAAGATCAAGTTGAAGAACTCAAAGCAAGGCTTCCTGCCGATCTGGAATAATTAGTGGGGTGTGGGGGCTTCGGCCCCCCCACTTTCTTGAGGTAATTATGTCTGGTGCTTGGACGAGAAAAGAAGGCAAAAGCCCTTCTGGTGGCCTGAACGAAAAGGGCCGTCAATCTCTCCGTGCTGAAGGCCATAACATAAAACGTCCTGTGACGGCTGCTGAGGCAAATAAAAGCCCAGCAGCCTCACAGAGGCGGGACAACTTCAGGACTCGCATGTGCGGAATGAAGGAAAAGCTAACCTCCGCTAAGACCGCGCATGATCCTAATAGTCGTATTAACCTTGCCCTAAAACGCTGGGACGTTAAGTGCTGATATGGTTGACCGGAAAAAACCTCGTGAGAAGAACTTCTGGGATAAACCCGTTCCAGATAATGTTCGGCACAAAGATTTGAGCGTTAAGGGCGTTAAGACTGCTAAGGCAAAGGCCCGCGCTGCCGGGAGGCCATATCCCAATATGGTAGATAACATTACCGCTGCTCGCGCAGGGCTTACAAAAGGTAAAGGCAAATGACGCCCATTACAGTAACTCAGACTAATGCTGGCCGCGCTGTGATCGCGGTCGATAACTTCTTGAACCCGTTTAACATTGGTGTTGCTGCTGAGGAAATAAGTGGAAGTACCACCGGTAGCGTTCAATATTCATTCGATGACCCCATGGACGCCGGATACACCGCCGCCTCGGCAACTTGGTTTGATGCGCCGAACTTGTCTAACCTTAACGCAACGGCTAGTGGTGCGTTCACCATTCCGTGCAAGGCAATCTGTATTTACCTTGCCGGTACTGGTGTCTGGACGTTGACCATTGTGCAGGCTGGGACTCGATAGGGGGCCGGTTTGACTACAAGTGGCACATATGCCTTCAACCCTAGCCTCGGTGAACTGACCCTCTACGCCTATAATATGGCGGGGATGCGGAACACCGCGCTGCTACAGGAGCATATGCAGGCCGCTAAGATGGCGACCAACATGATGCTGGCGTCTTGGGCTAACCAAGGCGTTAACCTATGGGCGGTTGATCTGATTTCGGTGCCTCTGGTGCAGGGGCAGGCAACGTACAATGTTGACGGTAATACCGTCATGATCCTTGACGCCTATATGGAAATTGACAACGGGGCTTCACAGCCAATTGACCGTATTATTCTGCCGATTTCGCGCACGGAATACGCTTCTTACCCCAATAAGGAGCAGGAGGGCTTCACGACTACCTTCTGGTTTGACCGT